ATGCTAACAACAGCGAATGCAACAAAATGGATGATTTTGATACTGACATCAATTTGGATTCAGATTGAAGTAATTAGAGTTAAAGGGCATTGGATAGCAGGAGGCAATGTGGTATCTCCATTTTTGGTGGCTATGTTGCTGTGGTATATGCCTAATAGATTTAAAGATTTTAAAGGAGAAATATGCAATATAGAGAAATAAGTTATGCCAACGAAGAGGAGTGGTTAAATATAAGAAAAAAAGGGATTGGCGGAAGTGATGCGGGAGCAATAATGGGAAAAAATAAATATAAAAATATTATTGACGTTTGGAAAGACAAAACTGGAAGAGTACAAAATAATTTCACAAGCCCTGCAGCTCAAAGAGGTAAGAACCTTGAAAAAAATATATTTAATTCCTACAAAGAGGACCATCCTGATAAAAAAATATTAGAAGTCAACAAAATGTATGTTCATCCAAAATATGATTTCATACGGGCTAATTTGGACGGAGAAATTATTTATCAGGATAAAAAAGGGATACTAGAAATAAAAACCGCAACAATAAACAAACGGAACAAATACGTGGAAGAGTGGCAAGATAATATCCCTAAAAGTTACCTGTATCAAATATTACACTATTTCCTAGTAACAGGATATGAATATGCTGTTGTGGTATCTGAAATAAAGTTTGAATGCTTTAAGAATGAAAATTCAACACCATTTGACTTGGATAAAAGATTGCAGACAATAGTTATAAACAGAGCTGATTGGGAAGATGAAATACAGGAACTTTTAAATAAAGAGATTGAATTTTGGGAATGTGTCAAAAACGATACAGAGCCAAGAATGATAAAAACTTATGGAGGTTAGGAATGAAAAAATTAGCAAATGGAAATTATGAATTAACAAGAGATGAATTAGAAGTATATCTTGAGGGATACCATAAAAACGAGGCTTTAGAATGCGGGGGAGTAGATAACTGGGATTGGTATGGAGATAGTTTGTATGACTATTGCGAGGACGAAAGAAAAGAAACAGGGAATGAAGACTATGATATAGAAAATCTAGTTAAAGATATAATTGACAATTTAGAAAAGGAGAATCTTTGAAATGGAAAATAAAAATGTAGAAATTGAAACGGAAACATCATTAGTTACATTGCCTAAAATGGAGTTTGTTTTTGACAGTGCAAAAATAACTCCAGCTAAAATTGATAAAGGTATGATTGATTTTGAAAAAGCAGAAAGAGATGTTAAAGAAATAGAAAAACTTTATAATGTGGTATTCACAGATTTGGAAGATGTAAAACGATACAGAGAGGAAGTTGCAAGCAAAAAATCAAATGCTGAAAAATTCAAAAAGGATTTGATGGACTTTTTGACTTCCGACACTAAAGAAGTTAAACAAAAACTTATCAATCTGATTAAAAGGGTGGAAGCTGTAAGAAAGTTTTTGCACGAAAAAGAGAAAGAGCTGGATAATGTTAAAAGAGAGAAAATAAAATCTATTAAAGAATTAATTTTTAAAGATAGACCTGATTATCTGATTTACTTGATAGATAACGAAAAATGGGAGAAGAAAACTTTTAAGGAAACAAATATCGAAGCTGAAATACAGCAACAGTATGATGAACTGATAAAAAAAGAAAACTTTATAAATCAGGAAATTGAAAAAGCAAATAAAGAAATTGAATTTAAAATATTATTTGAAAACGTAAAACATTTAATGAAAGAAGAGTATACAGTTATTTCGGAAGCTATCACAAATAAGATTAACGAAATAAAACAAACAGAAGAAAATTTAAGAAAACGAGCGGAAGAAAAAGCAGAAAAAGAGAAACAACAGGAAATTGAAGCCTTAAAGCAACAACAAGAGCAAGAAAAACAAGAAGCAGTTGCTAAGGCTGTTAAAGAAAAAGAAGTTAAAGAAAATTCAGATGATAATTCTGAAAAAACAGACACATATATCTGTATAAAAGTAAATGGACTCACAAAAGAAGCAACTAACGACTTATTAAAAATAATTAGAAAACACAACTTAAAATATATCAAGGAGATGAAATAAAATGGCAGGAACTTTAACAAATCCTAAAAAACAAACAAAAGGAACAGTGGGTACAACTACACTAAAATCATTGATAAACGACGAAAGAACAAAAAATAAATTTAAAGAATTACTAGGAAATAAAGCGGCTGGATTCTTAACTTCACTACTGAACACTACAAATGGAAATGCACAGCTACAAGAAGCAGAGCCACAAAGCGTTTTGAAGGCTGGAGCAATAGCTGCAACATTAGATTTACCAATTGATCCAAACTTAGGTTTTGCCTATGTTGTGCCTTATAAAAGAAAATACAAGGATAATCACGGCAACTGGCAAGAAAAAAACGAAGCACAATTTCAATTGGGCTACAAAGGATTTATACAACTTGCAATTAGAACTGGACAATATAAAAAAATTAATGTTACAGAACTTTATGAAGGACAGTTTGAAAACTATGATCCAATTACTGATGAGCTTAAATATAATCTTGATGGAAAAATAAGTGATGAAGTAACTCACTACATAGCGTATTTCCAGACTACGAACGGATTTGAGAAATATAACGTAATGAGCAAAGTAGAAATAAGAGAACATGCTAAGAAATTCAGTAAAACATTTCTTAAAAGTTCTTCAAGCTGGCAAACTAATTTTGACAGTATGGCAAAGAAAACTGTATTAAAACTATTACTAAGCAAATTTGGAATACTAAGCATTGAAATGCAGACAGCACAAAAAGTAGATCAGGCTGTTATAAAAGAAGTTGAGCCAAACGGAAATGTAGAAGTTGAATATGTAGACAGTCCTGACAACGCAAGCGATATTGTCGAAGAGGAAACAGCAAACAATAATACTCAAAGCGATGATGAAATAGTTGAGAATTTTAATTCAGAGGACTTATTTTAAAAAAAGAGAGGGTTAATTGAAAAGGGTACTTTTTGTAACAAAATAATTAGGAGGATTAAAATGGAAAAAGAAGATGTATTAGAATTAAAAATAATAGATACACTAATCACAGAAGACGGAATTGATTATATAATATGCAAATTATCACAAAATACAGAAGTTTTAAAAAGAGGAGTAAATACAGAGTATTCCAAAAGTTTTGAATATCCTGGATGGGATATTAGAAATAAACAACTTTATACTTTAGGAGTTGTAAAAAAATATGACAATCTCCCATTCACTGTACCAACTTCTGATATAGAACTTTTGAAAGAAAAAGTAAGAGTAATAAATGAAAAATATGGTATTAAGAAACGTTGGAGAGCGGAACGAGGAGGATATTTTTATTACATCGACTTTCTTTTTGAAGTCGAACAGACAGTTGAGACTTTTGTGGAAGGAGATGACGCTATATATAAGTCAGGCAATTACTTCGAAACAAAAGAAGAAGCACAAGAATATGCAGAATATATGAAAAAATGTAGCCTTGAATGGCACGAAAAGAGGGATAATGAAGATAAAAAAATATTTTTATAATGCTAGTGATATTATGAAAATACTAGAAGTAAGTTTAAGCCAAGCATATAAAGTGATTAGGGAGTTAAATGAAGAATTGAAACAAAAAGGAATACGTGTGCAACGTGGAAAAGTGGCAATTGAATATTTCAATGAACGCTACAAAATTGCTTAGGAGGTATTCGTATGTCCGTTTATAAAGAAAAGAATGATAAAAAATGGAAAGTTGAAATAAGAACTGTTGATTCCACAGGAAAAGCAATTAGAAAAAGGAAAAGCGGTTTTAATACAAAAAAAGAAGCAGTATTGTGGGAACAAGAATTTTTAAACAAACTTGCTTCAAATTCAAATATAACATTTAAAACTATGTGGGAAATTTACTTGGAAGATTGCAGACTAAAAGTAAAAGACAGTACAATTATTAGAAAAATACAGTTAATGAATAATTATATACTGCCTACTTTTGGAAATATTTTGATGAACGAGATAAATACAAACCACATCAGGAACTTTCAAAATGAACTTCTGGGAAAAAACCTTTCCAAAAATACCCTTAGAATTATTGAAAGCCAAGCGAAATGTGTTTTTAATTTTGCAGTAAAATATTACAATCTTGAATCTAATCCTATGTCTAAAGTAAAAACGATTGGTTCAAGAAAAAATACTAGGGAGTTTTCCATTTGGAGTTTGGAAGAGTTTCAAAAGTTTATATCAATTATAGAGGATATACAGGATGTTGTGTTTTTTTCACTGCTATTCTGGACAGGTATGAGAGTTGGCGAAGCAATAGCTTTGAATATTAAAGATGTGGATTTTGAAAATAAGAAATTAAATATTAATAAAACAGTTTCAAGAAGTTTTAATGGAGATATTATAACAAAGACAAAAACAGAGAGTAGCATTCGTAAAATTGCACTTACAGATAAAACACTTGAATTATTAAAAAAACAAATAAATAGAATTTATAAGCCAGCAAACAGCCAAAGATTGTTTGATTTTGGAAGAGGATATGCTAGAAAAAGGTTTCTTGAATATATAGAGCTATCTAAAGTTAAAAAAATAAGAATGCACGATTTAAGGCACTCTCACGCAAGTTTTTTAATTCAGAAAGGTGTAAATATTTTAGCCATTTCCAAAAGGCTTGGACACGAGGACATCAAAATGACATTAAATACCTATGCTCACTTGTATGAAGAAGAAAATAAAAGAATGATAGATATTTTGAACAAAATTTAA